AATGATATTACCAGTATCATTCATTAGATCACTGTTGCCAGCAATGATCTTTTACTTAATCTATATTCCTGTTTTTTCCGTAAAAAATTTTTCCAGCTTCTAAATTTTTTTTATAATAACATCCTTTTGCGTATTTTTTATCACTATGCACGCATTTTTTCGCATCTGAACATTTGATGGATAAATCACAACATCCAAAAGTGTGAACGGGTTCATTTTCACAAAGATATAAGTAAGATCTAATAAGTACTGGTTTTAATATTGTTAATGTATTTATTAATATATTTTTATCTTTTTCAATATCAATTTGAATAGTTCCGTTATCTAGTAACTTTACATTTTTTGTATTTACTAATTTTAAAATATCACTATAATTGTTTGTATTGACAAAAGTAGAACTTGTTACAATAATTCTATATCGATTTTTCATATTGTGATATATTTTAATCCAAAGATTTTTAAATGGTTTATAGGTAAGTCCAATGATAGTATCTTGTTGTTTTAATTCTTGATATATAAACTCGTTTTCTTTGCAGGCACTTTCTTTTATTATCATTTTTAATATTTCGTTAATTTGATTATATAAATCACTATTTATTTCCACTATGTATCTCCTTTGTTTATAATTGATGTAAAATAACAATTTATAAAATAAATGTTATTTTGTTATTGAGCAAATAACTGATTTTCTTTAATAATAATTATATTTAATTCTTTTGCACGTTTAATTTTTGTTCCATAATTACCGTTTGAATAATGACTAGAACCACCCTCACCAACTACTAAAAAATTTGTTGACTTTTTAATATTTTTATCAACTATTCCACCTTTAGATATAATGTACTGCATTACTTTATTTTTTGAACCATAAGAAAAATTTCCACTCAAGCAAAATGTATTATTTTCAAACAGGACTATTTCATTATTTAAATTTTCTATTGGCTCCAGTATAGTTTTGAATGTTTTGGATAAATTACTTTTTTCTTCTAGTGTAATAATACCATCTTCTAGAATGGAGTTAATTTCAGTGAATAATAAATCGTAAGGATAATGTCCTTGCAAATAATTATTTTTGTATAACCAATTTCGTAATTTATAAATCTCAGTATCATTTATGGCTTTATCAGCTTCTATTCCACGAATAAGGCCTTGTAAAAATTGAGTTGCTAGCGTTTCTTTGCTTGATTTGACATACTGCAAATAGTCTGTAATAACACTATTTAATAGTAAAACTTCATCAGCTGTAATAACATTATCCTCAAGTATTAGATCAATCACTTTAATTATATGACTTACAGATTTGTAATGGATAAAATTAAGGTGTTTTTCTTTCCAACTTTTTATATAATCTACTTCTTTTTTGTTAATTATGTTATCTATCTGTATCCCAGATAAAATTCCATACAATGTATTTAATTCACGCTTAAATTCAATACTAGAGACATAAGGAATAAAATCTTTAATATCGTTTAAATCATAATGTTCAATATAATCATTTAAAACAAAATTGTAATTTGATATTAGAGCCTTTAATAATTTAGAGCATGCTCTAGCATCAGCAAAGGCATCGTGATTGTTATCAAGAATTATATCAAAATATTTGCACAATGTGGTTAATTTATAATCTTTGACATCAATGGAACTCACAAATTTTCTTGATAATTCATAAGTATCAATATAATAAATTTCTGGAATATCTATACTATATCGCTTTAAATTTCTTACCACTGCATTTAAATCTGAACTACAGACATTGTGTCCAACAATGATTGATTTAGTGAAATATTCTTCAATACTTGGCCACAAATCTTTAAATGTTTTACAATTTTTAGTTTTTTCATTTGTAATATGATGCACAGCGATACAATTATCATCATAGTTATCTTCAGGGTTAACGTATAAATTTAATTCAGGTAATATCGTTTCTCCAGTATCTAAATCTTCGGATATCAATCCTATTTGGCATATACTTTTATTCTGAGAGTTTGCCCATTCAACATCAATATAAAGAACTTTTCTCATAAGTATCTTAATACCTCCTGCTAATTTTATGCATAAAATTTATTTATTATATTTTCCCTCTTAATTCAACCACTTTTCCGATTATTTGAACAGGTAGGGTGTTTATTTCATCTACGTTATAAAAGATAGGTTCATATGAGTTATTTAATGGTATAAGCATAATACCATTGTCCATTTTCTTTATTTTTTTTACAGTTGCTTCATTGCCGTTTACTAAAACAATTGCTATTTCGCCGTTTTCAATATTATTCTGTTTTTTTACAATTACTACGTCGCCTTCTAAAAATCTTGGACTCATAGAATCACCTTTAATCTGCAATCCATAAAATTCGCCAGTACTAGCCAATTTTATATCAATTTCTTCATAATCTATTATTTCTTCAATTGCATCGATAGGTATACCAGCAATTACTTTTCCAACGACTGGAATACTAACACCGCGACCACTCATATTTTGATTTTCTATTTTTTCAGTTAGATTCGATTTCCAAATTCCAAGATAATCTGCTAATAATTGTACTTTATCCATTCTGGGGTATTTTTTACCATTTACCCAATCTGAAACAGTACTAGAAGTTATATGTAAATCGTTTACAATATCAGATTGTGTTTTATTATGCAAAGATAATTGTTTTTTTAAGTTAGAAGAAAATATCTTTTTTTGTTCATCTTTATCCATGTTTTTCAGCTCCTTTCTAGGTATATGGTATCATTTTTAGCGTGTCCAAACAATAAAAACAAGAATTTTTTTCCGCTTTTAGTTGACACTACGCTAAAAGCGTGTATAATTTTAAGTGTGGAGGTGATATAAATTGCAGCGATTGACTTTAAAAGCATGGCGGGTAAACAGCGGTTTAACTATAGAAGAGGTTGCAAAAAAATTAGGTAAAACAGTTAGAACTGTGCATAATTGGGAATCGGGCGCTACCATTCCTGATAAAGCTAATCTATATTCATTAGCAAAAATATATCGTACAAATACAGACTTTATTTTTTTGGCCGATAAGCACGCTTTAAGCGAACGAAAGAAAGAATATAAAAAATAGCATCACAAAAAAATGATTTAAGGAGATTTTTTATGAATCAATTACAAATTATTGAACATGAAGGAATTAGAGTTTTAACAACTCAGCAGTTAGCAGATGTTTACGAGACATCTACTGATAACATCAAAATGAATTTTAAAAGGAATAAAGATAGATTTGTTGAAGGAAGAGATTATTATTTGTTGAAAGGCGATGAATTGAAAGAATTTAAGAACTTAGTAACCGATAGTTACCTAGTTGATAAACGCACACCTCAATTATACTTATGGACCGAACGTGGAGCAAACCGCCACAGTAAAATCCTTGATACCGATATGGCATGGAAACAGTTTGATGTATTAGAGGAAACTTATTTCAAAGTAAAAAGTATGTCAGCTATGCAGTTGCTGAAATTACAAAATCAGGCATTAGTTGAAGTTGATGAAAAAGTTGAACACATTGACAGTCGCGTAACTAATCTAGAAAACACAACTACTGTAGACAGCAGAAAGCAGTACACGCTAAGAAAAATAGCGAGTGCAACAGCAGTTAGAGTCTTAGGCGGTAAAGACAGTCAAGCGTATTTAGAACTTCATCACAAGGTGTTTTGTCAGTTATGGAGGGATTATAAAGATTATTTCAAAATCCCAAGTTATCGCGATACCCTAAAGATAGACTTCGAAAAGGCAAAAGAATATTTAAGCGGTTGGCGTCCTGATCATAATCTACAAATTGAAATTTCAAGTGTGAACGAGGTGAACTAGATGTCAAAACATCCAACGAGAGAGATTTTAGAGAATGGTGGTATTGTTGAAGGTGAAACGTTTGAATTAATGTTAAAAGAGGAATCACAAAGTGAAGTTATTAGGGAACTAAAAGAAATAAATCAGCACCTTATGGATATTAAGATACTGATGGGGTATAAAGATAAATTATATTGTGACTCTAATATTATTGATGAAAACAAAAAAGAGTATAAGCAAAATTCTAACGATATAGATATTGAACTGTGTCTAGAGAGTATTAAAAGTAATAAAACACTTTTTAATGCAGAGATATTTCTTGACAGGATTTTGAATGTGGAACTCTGCAAAATGTTAAATATGTTGTATCTTGACTGTAAAACTGAATGCGGATATTTCAACAAAGAGATTTTTATTAAAATGAGTGAAAATTTATATAAAAAAATATCAACCCGTTATGAGGGAATAGTGAATGCTTATAGCAAAGGTGAAAAATAAAATAAACTTGGTTGGTTAACTAAATACAAAACATATAACTTGGTCGGGTTATTAAATTCATGGAAAGGAGCAGTAACTATGCGTAAAACGAAAGAAAATATAAATAATATAAGAGAAGAAATTATCTTTCAGGGACATGCCAATACTCAGGAAATACAGGCATTTATCCCATGCGGATACAAAGAAGCAACAAAGATAAAAAATGAAATTATTGAAAAAATAAAAAAGAACGGCAAGACAGTGCTTGTTAGCGGGAGACGTGTATATATTAAACCGGTTCATCTTTTAGATTATATTGATATGACCGAGAAGCAGATACATGAATACGCAAAAATGGAACGTGAAAAAGCTGCTATGTCCAGTAGCAGCTAATCAATGAAACCACGTTAATTATAGACTATAAAAAGGAGTGTGTCAAAGATGAATAACAAAGAAACTATTGATCGTTTAAATGAAATAAAACGGGTTCTCTATGCTGATAATTTAGTAGAGCTTGTTAAAGCTTATCCGGATGCTTTAAAGTATTCCATTTGCGAAGTTCCTATATATTGTTCAACCATAGCCATAAGCTCATTTCTTGTCAATAAGCTGATAAAGGATATTGAAAATGGAAAAGTACATTAACAGGCTTAATGCCAGAGGCTTTTATACAATCGTTTTAATTATTGTTTTGGTAGGTTTTATAGCCGCGGGAGCTTCTGGTATCATTCTCGATTTTATCGTCGGGATAATAAAAAATATATAGGTTTTTAACAGTGTTTTTAGGGTACTGTTTTTATTTGCACCATTTTTAGGAAAAAGGAGGGATTTTATGGATATAAAAATAGAATTATACAACGATCACTTTGAAAATGCCAGGCGCTATCAGATACCACGAGCACAGTTAATTATCGCTGATATTCCCTATAATATCGGAATAAATGCATACGGCTCAAGATCTGACTGGTATATCAATGGCGACAACAGAAACGGGGAAAGTGAAAAAGCCGGAAAGACGTTTTTCGATACTGATGATGATTTTAAGATATACAACTTTTTTCAGTTCTGTACCCGTCTTTTAAGAAAAGAGCCTAAAGAAAAAGGAATGGCTCCATGCATGATCATATTCTGCGCATGGCAGCAGTTAAACGAGATTAAGGATTATGCCAAGAAATTCGGATTCAACCATGCACAGCCTTTATTCTTCATTAAAAAATCATCATCGCAGGTTTTAAAAGCTAACATGCGGATATGCGGGGCTACGGAGGTTGCTCTGGTGCTGTATCGTGATAAACTCCCAAAGTTCAACAATGACGGAATGATGATTCTTGACTGGTTCGAGTGGGACAGGGGGGGGAAGCTATCCAAAGATACATCCAACTCAGAAGCCTGTAAGCGTATTGAAAAGGCTTATCGAAATATATACCGATCCGGGCGATGTTGTTATTGATCCGGTAGCTGGAAGCGGAAGCACATTAAGAGCTTGCGCAGAATTAAACCGTTCATGCTATGGTTTTGAAATAAAAAAGAAGTTTTATAAGGAAGCAAAGGAAAAAATGCTTTCAAATGTAAATATGACACTGATTATCTGAAAGGAGAGCTATAGATGTTAAAAAACAATAATGAAAGAAAACAATGGATTGAAAATGAAGACAATTATGAAATCATCACTGTTTCAGAATTTGCTAGATACAGGAAGTCAAGACCGCTTGACGACGGTTCATGCATAGTTGTTTTTGAAACAAAAATGAGAGGAAATGCATGGAATCATGAGAAGAATATAACAGTCGAAAAAATCAAGTGGAGTAAAATCGGAATGTTTATTACATATTCTTATGAAAATGAAACGCTTCTAGAACAGACCTGCATAAGTGATATTGTTTCAAGGATGGCGAAAATGAAATGATAGAAAATCTTAAGGGAGAGCTGTGGAAGCAGTACCGCGATACAGATTATCATTTTTCATCGTACGGACGCGTAAAACGGATATACAGGCATAAGGAACGCCTTTTGAAGCCGTATAAGGTAAGCCGCCGGAAAGGCTCGGAACTGTGGGTTGTAAAGGTCTACGGTAAAGAAACACCGGTTTCAAGAACTGTATATGAGCTTTTTATTGGTACGGTTCCCGAAGGATATAACATTATCCATCGTAACAAGGTACAGAGCGACAATGCAGCAGTTAATTTAAAAGCAGTGTCTAAAAAGGAACTAGGCATACTGTACGGCGGAAGAACACGTATGCAGAGACTTATATATGATATGGAAAATAAATGCTTTTATAAGGGTACCAGAGAAGCAGGAAAAGCCCTTCATATAAGCAGGCAGACAGTTTCGGACTACTGCAACGGAAAGGTCAAAAAGCCTATGTTTAAGATAAGATGGGCAAGGGATGGAGAATAGAAACAAAATGAAGAGCTCAGGAAGGAGATGATATTTATGCCCAAACCGCCGGTTAGGCATCTATTGCTAGATATTAATGATGTTACAAATGTGTGTGGTTCTATATGGAGTGATGAGCTTAGTAAGCTGTTGAAAATAAAGCCAATCTATTTACCTGTATGGTTGTGCCACAATGGTGTTTTGGAAGGTAAGTATTACGTTGTAGAAGATGTTTAAATACAACATTTACATAGAAAGTGAGGTAATTGTACTACCCTTAGTTATTTATGCAGAAACAAGGGAAATAGCCTATAAAAAGGCAGTAAAACAGTTTAGAAGGATATTTAAAAAGAAGAAAATTACAAGAGTTACTATCCACAAAGATCATTATTATTTTGGTGGATTCGAATATTAAAAAAGAAAGTGAGAAATAAAAAGATGTTAGAGACAACTAGCAAGACAGTTTCAAAATGTATACAGCTTGAGAAAAGTAAAGAAAAAATAATTTTATCTGTTTCAATAGAAAATATCGACAATCAGAAAATTTGGAAAACAAAAGATTTCCTTGAAGCAATGTTTAAGGAAATCCTAAAAGAAATAAAACTTTAAATATTACTTATTTATTTTTTTAGATAATTCGAATAAAGCCATAAAAGATTCTGGGTTATCAAGTAATTTTGGGATCATAGTTTCCATTAAAACTTGATTATCAGTTTTTTGACTATTGGCAGTTAGTTTATCAGCTAACACTGATATAGCACCTATATCTGTTGATTTTGTTTGCTCTTTTATGATTTTGATATCATCTTTTATTTGATATAGTTCCTGCAAAACATTAGAAAAATAATATTGTTGATTTATTGGCTTACTACTTGCTTTTGTATCTAAATTATCAAAATCGAATGATTTAATTGTTGCAATTAAACGCTCTTTTGTTTTTTCAGCTTCATCTAGATCATCTAAAGCATAATCAAATGTATTGATATTAGAAACATCAAAAGGAATAGAATCAGCTTTCGACTTTAGCTGAATTAATGGTTTTCCTAATGCTGAACGATAGCCTAATTCATAGAATACATTTGGATTATGATCAGTTATATCAACCATTACAAGGTCGTAAGTTGATAAACATTCTAATATTTTATTTGTTATAGAATCTGGGTTTGCAATTAGATCTACACGTTCCGGATCTTCAAATCCACATGCATGACATACAGGTGTGATTATATGTTTAAGTAACTGATCTGAACGCTTACGAATATCAGTTTGTTCGTCAGAAATTGGGCAAACCACAAAACATTTTTTTGACATTTTTTTCACCTCACTTTCATTTGTTTATTATATCACAAGGTGGAGGTCAAAGAAATTCAAGTATTTAGAACTGCAAAAACTATTTTTATTAAAAATTCTCTCTAATCCATTGGTACATAAGGGTTTAGAGGGAAAATATAAATGCAATATAATATTTAGGTTATATTGCGCACCGATTCCACCTGAAACAGGTGTAAAAATACAAAAAAAGCAAAGTGTTGGTTGATTTAAAATTTAATAGGAGACTTGTATGAAAAAGAAAGATTTAGAAAAAGCTCTTGATTCCTGGATACTTGAACAGAAGTACGATGAACTGTCTACGAATACACTTAAGACCTATAAAAATGGTGTCTCGAAGTTCATTAACTGGTTAGAAAATAGCGGTTATTCAAATGTTGATATAACAAAAGATATTACGATTGAATATAAAAGCTATCTTCGTGATATATCTAGTTCACTTAATTCAGCAAATGCATGGATCACCACACTTAACAAATTTTTAAAATGGATAGAACTTCCTGAACTTAAAATAAAAAAAATTAGGCAGCAGGAAGAATTTAACAATGAAGATGTATTGACTATAGAAGATTATAAAAGGCTTCTCAGAATGGCTAAAAGAATGAAGATGATGCAGACGTACTACATCATGCTGACCTTAGCCATGACAGGTATAAGAATTGAGGAATTAAAATACTTTACAGTTGAGAATTTGGATAAATATTATATTCGTGTTTTTAATAAGGGTAAAGAAAGAGTAGTACCGATTAGACAGGATCTAAGACGAGAATTAAAAAAGTACTGCAAAGAAAATAAAATTAGCTCGGGTTATGTTTTTCTTGGCCAAAAAGAAGGGCAAATGCCTGCCAAAAGTACAATATGGCGAAGAATGAAGAAAATTGCAGGTAAGGCAAGAGTAAAAAAAGAATATGTACACGCGCATTCTTTTAGACATTTGTTTGCTCAAGTATTTTTAAATCAGAACAGTGGAAACTATCTTGATTTGGCTGATATTTTAGGGCATAGCGATTTAAAAACTACAAGGAAGTATACTAAGTTGTCAAACGAGCAAAAACGGCGTAAACTCGAAAATTTGAAGTTTTAGAGGTGATTGAATGATAAGTGATTTTTGGTTAGGTGTGATCCTAACCATTGCAGCAGAAGCAATAATAACAATCTTAGTTGTTGATTATTTAGGACAAAAAGAAAAGGATGATGAAAATGAATGATTACTTAAAATATCTTCAAGAAAAACGTATCGAGGTGCTAAAAGAAATTAAACCGATATGTTCGGCATTTGGAATAGAAGACTATGATTATATTGTTAGCGATAAAGGACAAACAGAAACGTTAAGAATTGGAACTACAAAAATAGGATGTTCCTGTAATTCTATTTTTGCTGTTAAGCAGGAATTAGTAGGTTACTTGTTCATTTGTTATTTTAGAGAAAGACCATTAGGACACTTCAAAACACACGTCTTTAATGAAATTAAGTGTTATTGGATAGGGGATAAAAATGGAAAATAAAGCAACGATTTACAAAGGTGAAGTAATGCATGATTTGAAAGCACTGTTTGATAATGCTGGTGATTATTTTGAAGATGAATATGAGCTTGTAAAACAATATATCGAACAGTTGGAACAAGCATTAGATAAAGCGTGTGAAGAATTAGAAACATTTGATATGACATTTAATGATGGTGATTTTATTGATGTAAAAAACAAAGAACAGTGGAAAGAGTGGACTTTACAAAGTAGAAAGTAACACCCTGAAAGTGTGATTTTACGTAAATCGGGGTCACGGTAACTTTTTTTAGAAATTTAATCGATTAAAAATTGCCAAGAGTGTTGATGGCTATAGAGTTTAAACGATTTAGGTTATCTATCAAAAAAATTGACACTCTTAGGGATTATGTAACTTTTTTATATAGGATTGGAGGGTTTAAAAATTTGAAACAGTTAGATATTTTTGGCGGTGAAATTGATGTTAAAAAAATCAACAAAGAAACAAAAATTAAACGTTCTATAAAAGGAATGTTTAGAAATTTGCATGGCTATGATAAATCTAATTATTGCAAAAATTGTAAATATTGTATTTGTGATCATAGAAGTAGAAGATATTACAAATGTGAAAAAATAGGACAATCTTATAGCGAGGCAACTGATATTAGACTTAAAGATTATGCGTGTGATCTGTTTATAAAAAGAGAGATGAAAGATGATGCCTGAAAGAAAACAATTTAACAAAGGCGAGCGCATTAAAGTTCATAAAAAATATAATGGACATTGTGCTTACTGTGGGCAAGAGATTGAAATTAAGGATATGCAGATTGATCACTTGCATCCTCTCTATTTAGGTGGGACAAACGATTTAAGTAATCTAATGCCTTCATGTAGAAGTTGTAATAATTATAAACGTACATACACGTTAGAAAAGTTTAGAAAACAGTTAAGTTTATTAAACGGTCGATTGGAACGAGATTCTGTGATTTATAGAATTTCTAAACGCTATGGATTATTAAAAGAAATTAATAAGCCAGTAAAATTTTACTTTGAAGAGGTAAAAGAAAATGACATCTAAACAAATAGCATTCGTATTTTTCCTAATAATGCTTATTGCATTTATTTTGTCGATCGTTTTGGGAATTAGATATTTATTTAAGGAATGGAGAAAGTAAAATGCTAATATTACCGATTAAGAAGAAATGGTTTGATATGATCCTGAGCGGTGAAAAGAAAGAAGAATATCGTGAAATAAAACGATATTATGAATCAAGATTAGACTACCAGGAATTTAAAGATATAATCTTTAGAAATGGTTACTCACGCAAATCACCTTATTTAAAAGCTCGTGTTAAGATTAAAAAGGGATACGGAAAAGAAGCGTGGGGAGCTAAACCGTGGAAAAAATATTATGTTTTAGAAATAGTTGAAATTATGGAGGTAGGTAATAATGAGTGAAAAAGAACAGCTTGAATTTGTTGAGTTTGATAATCCAGAGGAATATTTGGATACAGCTAAGGAGTTAAGCGAGTATATAGAGTCATTATCTTTAACCAACGATCAGAATGATAAGCTTATTGATTTAATGCTTAAACATAATAGAGTAGCTAGAAGAGATGCGTTTAGGCAGGGCATTGAGTTTATGCTTGATACTGCAAGCATTAAAAGTGTTGAGGATGAAAACAGCACTGGGGAAAATATAACTAGAATAAATTAATAAAAATAGTTCATTGAAAATTTAAGATTGTGGGTATTTAACTCTTGACTTAATGGTTACACAACAATATAATAAATGTGTAACCATTAAATAAAGGAGTTGATATAATGGCGCCGAGAGCAGGTCGCCCTAAAAGTGAAAATCCTAGAAATATTAACACTAGAATACGAATGACTAAGGATGAATCTGATATGCTTCAGGAATGTTCAGATAAACTTGGTATTTCAAAAACAGATGTTGTTATTAAAGGGATTAAAAAAGTTCATGCTGAACTTAAAAAGGGTAAATAAAAAAAGAAGGTGTTCTCCTCGACCAAAATTTGAACACACTTCTTGCCCACTAGGCTTATATATTATAGCATACTTTTTTTAGTACGCAAATAATCTGTAAGCCTCTATCTTAAATTTGAAAGGAAAGAGGTTTTTATTATGCAAAAAAATGATAATGAAATGAAAAAAATATACATAAAGTGTATAAAAGAGTTGAGTTATGATTTCTCTTTAGAGGAAATCGAACAGATATATCAATTGGTTCAATGGTGTTGGCATAAATCACCAATTGTTGAAAAAAAATATCAAGAAAATTATAAAAGAGAATTATAGATTGAGGTAATAAAAATGGCAAAAAAATATTACTGGTTAAAGCTAATGGGCGATTTCTTTACTCAGCCCAAAATAAAAAAGTTAAGAAAAATAGCAGGTGGAGATACATATACAATTATTTATCTTAAATTACAGCTATTGAGTTTGAAAAATGATGGGAAATTATTTTTTGAAGGTATCGAGGATAATATTATCGAAGAAATAGCTCTGACAATAGATGAGGATGTTGATAATGTTCAGGTTACATTTCAATATTTATTAAATCAAGGACTGATAGAAGAAGTAACTCAGGATGAATATTTGATGACTGAAACTTGTGAATTAATTGGCAGTGAGTCAGATAGTGCTAAACGTGTTAGAAAGTATAGGAAAAATAAGGCATTAGAAGAAAAAACGTTACTTTGTAACAGTGCAGTAACAAACTGTAACATAGAGATAGAGTTAGAGAAAGATATAGATAGAGATAAGAGGATTGTTCCCAACAAAATTGTTGAGGAACCGGCGCCTGTTAAATTACTATTAAAAAATGGTAAAGAATATACCGTTGATGATCAGCAGATAAAAGAATGGATATCAATATACTCTGGAATAGATGTAATGCAGGAACTTAGAATAATGGCAGAATGGTGCAAAAACAATCCAAAGAAAAGAAAAACGGAAAGTGGTATTGTTAGATTTATTATAAACTGGCTTAATCGTGAAAAAGACCGCAAACGCAAAGGCAGCACCAAAGAGGATTGGAGTTTTTTCGATGACTAAAGAAGAATGTAGAGAAGTAATAACAATAATTATTGGTGCATATCCTAATTTTTTAATGGGTCGAACTGTTGAAACAGTTTATAAATCATGGTTTAGAGCATTAAAAGATTCATCCTATGATGAGACATTAAAAAATCTTGATAGATGGATAGATGAAAACAATACACCGCCATTTATAAAAAACATTAAGCCATGGGGTGGTTATTAATGAATTATCAGGCTGAACTAATTGGAATTTTGGGTATTAAACCTGAGTACTTTAAAAAAACTATGCTGAGAAAAGAATTTTTTAATAAAGAGTATTCGCTATTATTTGAATTTATGGAAAAGTCATTTAATGAGTGCGGTGTTATAGATCATCAATACATTTTAGAAAATAATTCAGCTGATGGCGATTTATATCTGTCTTGTGTATCAAATGTAATTAGAACAGATGAAGATTACTTCAGTTCTCTAGAACTTCATGCAATCGATAAATATAAAAGACAGATTATTTTAATCAATGCTAATAAGTTAATTAAAGGTGATATCGAGCTTAATGATTTTAAATCGACATATGAAAATGTTATTGATCTCGGAAAAACAAAAAGCAGTCGGGTAGATAAAAACGGAATATTGAAGATTTTAATGACTGAAAATAAAAAACTTGAATTTAAAGATTTTAAAAGATTAAAAAGTTTTGGGAAAATTAAAGAGCATGATTTAGTAATAGTTGCTGGTAAGACCGGAATAGGAAAAACGGGATTTGCTTTAAATCTCCTTAACGATCTTTCAGCAAGCTATCCATGTCTGTATTTTAATTTAGAAATGTCTTATGAAACATTAATTCACAGATTGGTAGCACTTAATACACTTATAAAAATTGAAAATCTTGAAAAGTATAGTTTACTTCCACAAAAGCAGATAGAAAAAATCAATAATGCAGCAGATGAACTAGACAGACGTAATATCGAGGTAGTAAATACAAGTCAGAGCATTGAAAAGATTAGAAGTGATGTAGCAATGCATGATCAAAGCAGGCATTTTATAGTATTTATAGATCATCTTGGTCTTATTTCTGCTCGTGGCCGAACATCATACGAAATAGCTACAAAGGTTGCTAAGGAATTGAGAAAAATATCACTTGATAACAACTGTACAATAATTGCCCTTTGTCAGTTAAACAGAGATTCAGCAAAAGAAAATAAGCCGTCATTGAGTATGCTTAGGGATTCTGGTGAGATTGAACAGTCTGCACGAAAAGTTATGTTCGTATGGGAAGAGAATGAAAACTATTCAATTTGTATAGAAAAAAATGACAGCGGAGGAAATAGATCAATACCAGTTAATTATTATAAGGAGACACAAAAATTTGAAGAGAGAGAGGCAAGAAAAGATGTACGAAGTTAATGATTCTGCAAACCGATGGGAAGTATATAAAGTTTTAAAACTTGAATACCAAAAGAAACACGAAAAAGAAGAGGTAGTAGAGGGCATAGTTGAGTTTGCATTACAGTGGCTTTCTCAAGAAGAGAAAAATAAAATTATTAGTGCCTTAAAACACTAAAAACTATTTTGATTAAAAATTCTCTCTAATTCGTTGGCAGATAAGGGATTAGAGAGAAAATATAAATGCAATATAACATCTTGGATATATTGCGTCATTTAAGAGGAGGAAACATGGGTAAAATTATTGAATATGAAACACCTGAAAATTGTTCTGATTGTAAATTTTATAGAGAAATTAATGATAATCAATATGGAATTTGTGAGTATTTTGAAAAGATATTAAAAAAAGAACATGGTTGCTTTGTTGGTTGGGATGGTATTAACAAATGTGATGGATGTGAGAAAAATAATGAAACTGATTAAATTAGCAAGACGCAAAGGAAAAACAACAAGACTTATCAATAAGGCACATAATCAACCAATTTATATCATCTGTTCAAACAAAGAACGTGCTTATGAAATAAGTGAAATGGCTAGCAGGATGAATAAAAATATTTTATTCCCAATCTGCCTAGATGAACTTATTAGTTATGGAAATAAGGGAAATCATGTTAAACAGTATTTGATTGATGATCTCGATGATATAGTGCAAACACTTATTTATAGATATTTAATTAAGCCGCTAATATCTAAAGGTGAAATCTTAGAAGCAACAGCAACTAAAACGGATTTAGCAGATTTAATAGGTGCAGTATATGGAGAATGACAATTTTAGTGATAAGGTACTGTCTGATTATATTAAAAGATATGAAGCTGCTATTAATCACGTATTTAAAGATTATCCAAAGCAGCCAAGTATATACAGCCATGAAAGGCAGAAGTACAGTGGACTGGACATAAATACATATATCTATATTGCAGATAATTATGAAACATTAAAGGAGAGGCTTAATGGAAGAAAATGAAGTAACCAAGGAAGATAGAAAACAGTTTATCAGAGATGTAACATCATGCGGTTATTACAATCGTAAAATCATATCTCTGACTAATCAGTTGGAAGCTATACACGTACAGCTTGTAGGTGTTAAATCAATAGCACCAAAAGAATATCACATTGAAAATAAAATACCGTTCAGTATGCAGGGAATAAATTCGTTGCTAATTGATGAAGAAAACCTAATATTAGAGCGTGATAAATATATTCGTAAGATAAATGATGTAAGGGTATTGTTTGATCAAATTCCTTTAGAGGTGCAGACCATGATGATGGAAATATACTGCATTGGTTTAAATCATACAAAAACAGCAAAGAATCACAAAATGGACAGAAGTACTATGTATCGTAATATTAATAAAGAAATTGATAAAATTTTGAAAAAAAAGTAAAGTTGCAACAATGTTCACGAAAAAATGTGTTATTATGATATTGTGGAGTTTTTGAAAGAACACCACAACATTAACAAATCAGCACTTTGATAAGAAGAAACTCGAAAGGGTTTCTTTTATTTTAAACTGTCAATCATGTATGACATTCCTCTCCCTCAAGTCCTGCATGGCTGGCAGTTTAAAATGAGGTGACAGAAAAGATGGATGAGAAACTACTTGAATTTATTAACGAGTGTATAAGAAAAGACGATATGCATGCATTCTATATTCGCAGCATATGGAAGAATAAAAGAAAGCATATTATCGAACGTGATCACTGTGAATGCCAGGAGTGTAAACGAAACGGTAAAGTAACTATCGTTAAACCTAAAGCAAAAGAAAAATCACAGCGGGCATATGTTCATCATATAAAGCATCTGCGTGATTATCCGGAACTTGCATTAGAGGACAGCAATCTGGAAACTTTATGCTTCAGCTGTCACGAGCTGGAACATACAGATGAACGCCATAAATTTGAAACTGGAAAGGATAAATTTGTAAATGAAGAAAGATGGTAATAAGAAAACTGTAACATACTATAGAGGACATGAAGTCTTTGTAGTCGTTCCAAAGAAAAAAAGAAACAGCAGAAATAAAAATACAAAATAATTTTATTTTCTGACCAGGTTGTAAAACAGATACCCCCCGTCAAAAAAATCCGGTCTTTAAACCTGTTACTGGAGAACGGGGAGTGGGGATGACATTTCATAAAAAATTCGCGCGTGTACATGAGGAGGTGATTTTATGCGGATACCGAAAAAAAATCTAACAGCAGAGCAGTCTAGAATTAGAGAAGATTTAGAAAATCAGCTTAAGTACAAAGGGCTTGATGGAAAATATTTTCAGGACCTTGTAGAAGATTATATCTTTCTTCTTGTTAAAAAGGATACTCTTCAGGAAGATATCGATGAAAACGGTGTTAGGATCACAACCTATAATTCTAAAGGACTGCCAATCGAAAAGAAAAATGAAAGTTATGATCTGCTGCTTAAATATAATCAGCAGATGATTAAAATTCTGGAATATCTGGGAATAAAGCCTAGTGAAAATACTGTATCAGGAGGAAGTGACGATGAACTGTAGACTTCCTTTTTTTGTTGAAAGATATTTTGATTTTATGGACGATCATTGCGAAAAATTCTGCGAAGATCAATGGGCACTTAGAAAATTGATAATCAGAACTTTTGAAAATGATGATATTTATGTTGATGTAAAACAGGCAGAAAGTTATTTTGGATTATCAAAATATTTTGATTTTGAAAGGATGTTTGAATGGCAGGAGTTTGTTCTAGGGCTGCATTTGTGTACATACTGGAGGAATTCCGGGCTTCCAAGGTGGCCTGATGCATTGATATTGATGGGACGTGGAAACGGCAAAGATGGTACTATATCACTTGAATCTCTTTCGCTTATAAGTCCATACAATCCTGTAAATGAGTATGATGTGGATATATGTGCAAATAATGAAACACAGGCAAAACGACCTGCAAAGGATATCGTGACAGCCTTTGAAAGAAACAGAAAGAAGATGCTGCGTTTTTTTCACTGGACTCAGGAGAGTATAAGAGGACTTAAAAGAAATTCGTTTATTCACGGACATACAAACAACGCCAAAGGAAAGGACGGTCTGCGTTCAGGCTGTGTTATTTTTAATGAGTACCATGCTTATGAAAATTATGACAATATCAATGTTTTTACTACCGGACTTGGAAAAAAGAAACATCCCAGGCGTACGATCTACACGACTAATGGAAATGTGGTTGACGGTCCGCTTGATGAACTTATAAAAAAATGTGAAGGAATACTTTATGAAGATAAGCCGGATGACGGACTGCTTCCGTTTATATGCCGGCTGAATTCAAAAAATGATGTGCATGATGAAAAGAACTGGTATATGGCTAATCCATCACTCTTTTACATGCCGAATCTGTTGAACGAAATCAGAAAAGAGTATCGTGAATGGAAAGAAAATCCTGCAAGACTTCCGGATTTTATGACAAAACGAATGAATATAAGAGAGTCCAACAGTGAACTTGCGGTCACAAGCTGGGAGAATCTTGAAAAAACAGACAAAATATATGACGGAAAACTTCGCGGTCATGAGTGTATAGCTGGCATCGATTTTTCTAAAACTACCGACTGGACAGCTGTAAATCTTCATTTTAAGGATGGAGACATTAGAATCGATATGAATAAAGCATGGATATGCATGAACAATCCGGAAATTTCACGACTGACATGTCCGTATATGGATTGGGCGGAGAAAGGATATGTTGAGCTGGTTGATGATGTCGAAATCAGACCTAAAATGATTGCTGAATATATCAGGGAAAAAGGAAGAATCTACCGTATCAAAGCCATCTGCCTAGATGACTACAGATATGATATTTTGCGGGACTGCCTTGAAGAAATTGGATATTCGATTGAAAGAAAAAATATTATTCTTATAAGACCAAGACATATCATGAAGATATACCCGATAATAGACCGATGTTTTGCTAATCAGTATTTTTACTGGGGTGAACAGCCTCATTTAAGATGGGCAACGAATAATACAAAACTCGTTCGCACAAAAAAATCAACGCTTGCCACAGATGGTGAGCTTGATATGGGAAACTTTCTTTTTGGAAAGATCGAACCAAAATCACGAAAAACGGATCCATTCATGGCACTTGTGCATTCGATGTGCGGCGAAGATAAGCTGTCACCTGTATATAAAGTATCAAGAGCACGCAAAAGAGTACGCGTGAGTACCTTTTAGAAAGGGGGTGAATTATGGCATTCAATTTTTTTAAATGGCTTGCAGGCAAAGATACTGCCCCCAAAAAAGCAGATACCAAAGCTGTATGTTTTCAGCTGGCAAGTGAGATTATGGTTAGGGAACTGGCCTTTAATCTTATTTCCAACAAGATAGCAAATGCGGTTTCAAAATGTACCGTAAATGTATATGAAAACAACAGGCGGGTAAAGAATGATGAGTGGTACAGATGGAATATTCAGCCAAACAGGAATCAAAGTGCTACACAGTTCTGGGCAAAACTGATCAATCATCTTTATGAAAATAATGAAGCACTTGTAGTAGTGAACAATGAAGAGCTTTATGTTGCAGATGATTATCAGCTGAATGATGATTCTGCATTTTTCGAACACTACTTTCAGCATGTTACAGTAAACAGTTTTACATATTCCAGAAACCTCAGAATGAGCGAGGTTTTTTATTTTAAGCTGAATTCTAAAAATCTTAGAACCTATCTTGACGGCACTCTTTCTCTTTATGCCGGTCTTATCAATGCGGCGTATTCAAGCTATCTTGTTGCAAACGGCAACAAGGGAATTTTGAAAATAGACCAGTTTGCAGAGCAGGGTGAAGAGTTTGAAGATTATTTCAAACAGCTTGTCAATGAGGATTTTAAGACATTCTTCTCAAATGCAAATGCTGTCCTGCCTTTATTTGAGGGGTATGAATATAAGCAGCTGGAGAACAAAGGAACACAGTCTACTACAAGGGATTTCAAAGCGTTGCTTGACGATGTCATATCTCTTACGGCAAATGCGTTCAATGTACCCTCAGCCATAGCCAACGGCGATGTACAGGATACTTCAAAAGCAGTTAATGATTTTCTGACATTCTGCATTGATCCGCTGATAGAGATGTTCAGCGATGAAATGAACAGAAAACTGTTTACAAAAGGACAGATACTGAAAGGTACATATGTAAAATTTGATACAAAAGCAATCAAACATATCGACCTGCTTGATGTTGCTACAGCAATTGATAAGCTCATTTCAAGCGGATTTACTTGTATCAACGATCTTCGTGAGATTTGCGGTTTTGACAGAATCGACGAATCATGGGCAGAACAGTTCTTTATGACCAAGAACTATTCTACAGTCAAAGATCTCATGAAAGCACTGAAAGGAGGTGATGAAGATGAAGAATAATTTTTATCAGTTGACTAATCAGGATGAAAACAATGCTGAATTATATATTTATGGAGATATCACCTCATACAAGTGGTATGAAGATGAGGTGTGCGCCTATGACATGGCAAAAGAACTTGCGCAGCTTGGTGAAAAAGACTTATCTGTAAGAATCAATTCCTATGGCGGTGAAGTAGCTCAGGGGCTTGCTATCTACAATCTTTTAAAGAATTACAAGGGAACTGTTACAACATTGTGTGACGGCTTTGCATGCAGTGCAGCATCGGTTATCTTTATGGCTGGAACTGAAAGAAAAATGCCACGGTCAAGTCTGCTTATGATCCACAATGCATGGACTTATGCAGCAGGTGATTCAAATGCATTAAGGAAAGCTGCTGATGATATAGAGAAAATCACTCAGCCTTCTGTTGAAATCTATAAATCATGTTCCAGTCTCAGCGAGGAACAGATTAAAGAGATGATGGACCGTGAGGAATGGATAACAGCAGACGAAGCACACAGTTATGGTTTTGCAACTGAAATCGTAGAGGACACAGTCAAACAGTCACTGCACGACGGTATACTAGCAAAACTCGTACTTAAGAATAAAGAACTTGAAAAACAGTTGAACAATACTCAGCCATTACAGAAAAAAGGCTGGTTTTTTAAATGTCAAAAAACAGAGGAGGAATAGATAAATGACATTAGCAGTTATGAATCAAAAAAGAGCAGAGATTTTAACGAACATGGTTGAAGCTATGCATAACGAGAACAGTGATGCATACACCAGCTGTTTAAATGAGCTTGCTCAAAATATTGAAGAGAACATTTTAGAAAGAGCTAATGAGTTAGCTGGTAATAATGATGCTCAGATTCTTGCACAGAGAGGAGTAAGACAGCTTACATCATCTGAAAAGAAATATTATGAAAAGCTGTCAGAGGCATTTAGAGCATCGGATACTAAACAGGCATTAACAAATCCTGAACTTGTTATGCCGGAAACAGTTATTAATTCAGTGTTTGAAGATTTAAGAACTCAGCATCCATTGCTTGAAAAAATCAATTTTCAAAATACTATGGGAATGATCAAATTCCTTGTCAACAAAAATGGATATGTTAAAGCGGTATGGGGAAAATTAACAGATAAAATCACTAAGGAGCTGGAAAGTTCTTTCAGTGAAGTTGACATGACATTTTTGAAATTATCTGCTTTTATTCCAGTGTCACAGGCAATGCTTGATTTAGGACCATCATGGCTTGATACATATGTTAGAGAAATCATGTACGATGCATTAGCAAACGGACTTGAAGATGGAATCATCAATTCATTGAGAACAGATCAGGGTCCAATCGGGATGATTGCTAATCTGACATCAGGAAGCGCACAAAGCGGATATGTTCAATATACAGCTAAATCAGCAACCGTTATTAAAGATTTTCAGCCGGCAACATTAGGTGCAGAAATCGCAAAATTAGCAGTTGATGACAACAACAAAACACGAACCATCAGAGATGTAATTTATATCGTAAATCCTGTTGACTATTTTACAAAAGTATTTCCAGCTACAACAGTAATGGGTGGCGATGGTACCTACAGAAATGATGTTCTTCCTTACCCGATGACTATCATTCAGTCACCGGCAGTTGCTTCAGGAAAAGCTGTTCTAGGGTTAGGATACAGATATTTTGCGGGTATCGGTATGAGTTCAAAGGACGGTAAACTTGAATTTGATGACAGTTGTCAGTTCCTTGAAGACAACAGGGTATACAAAATCAAATTGTACGGAAACGGTATGCCTATGGATAACAATGCATTCCAGTACCATGATATCAGTCAGTTGAAACCAGCGGTTGTAAAAGTCGAAGTAACTAATACCGATCCAATTACTACAACGGTAGAGGGTACAGTAAAAACTCAGGCGGCAGGATAGAAAATCTGTATGGAAGAGGAACTGTTAGAACTGACAAAGGATTTTCTCGGGCTGGCATGGATTGATGAATCAGCTGAAAAAAAGCTGAAAATCATTATTTCTAACTCCGTAGCTGATCTTGATGAAAAGAGCGGAGTTAATAATATTTATACGGAACCAGGAAAAGCGCAGCGCCTTTTCCTGAACCGTGTAATGTATGAACGTGCAAACGCTCTTGATGATTTCTATGTAAATTACAGAAAAGAAATCATAGCATTTATCAATAAAGCAAAGGTGAGAAAATATGCTGGCAAGCAGGAATAAAGCACAAAATGAGCAGTTTAATGATGGTGTAATAAATGTTTTAGAAGCTGAGGATGGTATCATCAAAAAAAATCTATTTAATGAGATATCTTTTGGAAACAGGACATTCGGAGTCAAAAGATTTATGGATGCAAAAGTATCTGGGAATACGATAGAAAGAATGATATCAGTACCGATGGAGTGTGTAGATGTGTTTGAACGCAGCAATATTATCGAGACAAGAGACTACAGAACAGGAAAGAAAGGACTGTATGAGATTGTTTTAAAACAGCCGAAGTATGACACCGCACCACCGAGCATATATATCACCCTGAAAGGAACAGATATAAAATATGTCGATAAAAGAAATAATCAACAGACTTGAAAATTATACTGTTCAGTGCAGATTCAGTCATTTCAGCAGAGAGGTAGCACCTCCGTTTATGGTATATCTCGTACCTGATAGTGATAATTTCAATGCAGACAATAGAGTTTATTACAGTACTAAAAATGTTCAACTGGAATTATACACAAGGGAAAATACTCTTGTGGAGGAAGAAAAACTGGAATCATACTTCGATAACTATGGTATCATCTGGAATAAATCATCACAGTCATGGCTCGATGAAGAAAAGGTAATGATGACAGTCTATAGTCTATATGGCTAAAAAAATCAAAGTCAGTCAGCTTGAAAAAGCAATCATGAACTGTCTTGAGACATACAGTGATGAAGTGACCACCGCAGCAAAAAGTGCTGTAGATGAAATTTCCGATGAGGCATTGAAAATAGTTAAGGATCATGCTCCAACTGATAAAAGAAAAATCAAGAGAAAAGGAAAATATAAACGCTCATTAAAAACACGTACAATGTATGAAAGTGTTACTGAAAAGAAAAATGTTATATATGCCAGTGGTGACGAATATCGGCTTACTCATCTGCTAGAAAACGGTCATGCACTGACAAAGGGCGGAAGAACTGCCCCGCAGCCGCACTTCAGATACGGCGATGATTATATAAATAAAGAACTGTTAAAAAGAACAATAAAAAAAATAGGAGGAAAATAGATGAATGAAGAAAACAAAGTAAGATTTGGACTGTCAAACGTCCATGTAGGTACAGTAACTTTAAGTGATGGTACTCCATCGTTCAGTATCCCCAAAAAATATCCCGGAGCAGTAAACCTTACAATGGATGCAGAAGGCGAAACAAATACATTCTACGCTGATAATACAGCATATTATGTTACTAATACAAATAACGGTTATACTGGAGAGCTGGAAATGGCAGAAGTTCCAGACTGGTTTGAGACGGAGTATCTTGGTGCTGTAGCTTCGCTGGAAGGGCTGGTTGTGGAAATTTCAAACCCGGTACAGAAATTAGCATATTTCATGTTCCAGTTTGAAGGAGATAAAAACGCAACAAAATATATTATTTACAATACAACTTTTAGCAGACCTTCGATTGAAGGAAATACAAAAGAGGATACACTTGAGCCAAATACGACCACAATTCCGTTTACATCAGTTCCACTGGTAACAGAGTTTGGTAACATCGTAAAATCCAGAGTTCCAGTATCTTCAGAAAAATATGCTGCCTTTTTTACAACTGCTCCAACTGTTCCAACGAAAGGAGAATAAAAAGAGATGTATAAAGTAATAAAAATTGAAGATAAACAGATTCCCATGATGTCAAATGGCGGTACTTTAAGAGAGTATCGCCATTTTTTTAAGAGAGATATGCTTACGGACATTATCAAAATGGAAACAGCATTTAAAAATCAAAAGTTTGATGATATTGAAATTGCAGAAATTTTAGAAAATATTGCGTGGGTACTTGCTTATAAGGCGAATCCAAAAATCGAACCTGTTTCTGAATGGCTTGAACAGTTTAGAAGTCCATTTGCGGTTATTTCGTCTTATGAAGATATTCAGGAACTTTTAAGCGATTCAAATACTCCAACTGTAAAACCAAAAAAAAACAATCGAATGAAAAAGAAGAACCAGTAACGTTTCAAAAACTGATGATTGCATGCCTGAGAATAGGACTAAGTACATACGACATATATAGAAGTGATGTTGGTGAACTTTTGGATATCATCATCACTTTTAATAATGTAAATGATGCAGATCAATCTGATTCTAGAAAGGTACGTCAGGCAACTCAGCGTGACTTTGACAGATTTTAATGAAAGGAGGAAGTTATGGCCAAAAGTAAATTACAAGGTATTACACTTGAAATCGGCGGAGATACTACCGCACTTTCAAAAGCATTAAAAAAACCAAATACCGAAGCATATGAATTACAGGGAAAACTTAAAGCAGTAAATCAGGCTCTAAAAGTAGATCCTACAAATATTGAATTACTCGCTCAGAAACAAAGGGTACTAGGTGAAGCTGTCGACAAAAATAAAGAAAAACTCAATATGCTAAAAGAAGCACAGCAGCAGTTTATAGACAGTGGCAAGAACATTGACAGTGCTGAATACATAGAGCTGGAAAGACAGATCAAAAATACTGAACAGACTATAAAAAGACTTAGTGAACAGCAAAATGTATTTAGTGAAAAGGTACAGGCTTTTGGAATCAAAGCTGAAAAAATGGGAACTAACCTCGAAAATGCTGGAAAGAAACTAACACCGCTCAGCATAGGTCTTGCCGGTGTCGGTGGTGCAGCTACAAAAGTTGCAATAAATTTCGAAGATGCTATGTCTCAGGCAGCAGGGGCTTTAGATATTCCTGTTGGAAAGATGAATGATTTGCGCGAACTTGCAATTCAGGTAGGACAGGATACTATCTTTTCAGCCAGTGAAGCCGGTCAGGCAATGACAGAACTTGCAAAAGGCGGGTTGAGTGCAGCTGATATAAAAGGCGGAGCGCTGGTTGCTACAATGGATCTTGCAGCATCATCACAAATGGATCTTGCCAATTCAGCGAATGTTGTGGTACAGGCTATGGGGGCTTTTGGATTAACCGCCGAAGATGTATCAGTAGCTGTAAATGCACTTGCTGGTGCTGCGGCAGCCTCATCAACTGACGTTGAGCCGCTTACTCAAGGTCTTGCTCAATGCTCTGCTCAGGCAAACAATGCCGGATGGTCCATTCAGGAAACAACAGCAGTACTTGGAAAATTTGCTGATGCCGGTATTGTAGGTTCAGATGCAGGTACGTCATTAAAGACTATGCTTCAAAGGCTTGCTGCTCCTAGTTCAGACAAAGCGGCAGAAAAGATTGAACAGCTGGGAATCAAAACGAGAGATTCAAGTGGAGAAATGCTAGGAGCTACTGAAATTGCTCAAGAACTTCAAAATAAACTAGGCGGGCTTGATGCAGCAACACGTGATGCTGCACTGCAAACCATTTTCGGCAGTGATGCGATGCGTGCTGCTACCGTTTTAATGAACAGCGGTGCAGAAGGACTTAAAAAATATACTGATGCAACAAATGATCAGGAGGCAGCTTCCAGACTTGCTGATTCTCAAATGAGTGAGTATTCCCGTGCAATCGAGGAAATGAAAGGCTCTATCGAGACGGCTGCAATTGCTATAGGTGGAACACTTGCCCCGATAGTTTCTGATGTTGCAAAAGTTATAACAGAGCTTGTGAACAAATTTTCTGCTTTGTCTCCGGCTACTCAAAAAGTTATAACAGTAGTAGGTTTGATTGTGGCTGCACTCGCACCAGTCCTTATAATTGCCGGAAAAACTGCTCAGGGAATATCGAATATAATCAATCTTGGTACAAAGCTCGGACCGTCGTTTACCAAAGCATCAGGGATAATCAAAAGTGCTTTTGGCAGTATAGGAAAAGCAGTTTCGGGTGCTTTTAGTGCAATAACAGCACATCCCGTAATTGCGGCGATAACAGCAATTATTGCAGTTGTTGTTCTGCTCTATACAAAATGTGAATGGTTTAGAGATGCGGTCAATGGGGTAATAAAATCTGTTGTAAACTTTTTTCAGGGGCTTGCCGACAGTATAGCTCTTTTTTTTACTGAGACAATACCGCAGAAAATAGAAGAATTTGTTGCGTTCTTTCAGTCTATCCCGGAAAGAATTGGAGAGTTTGTTAATGGAATAGTTACCTGGTTCAATGAACTGCCTTATAAAATTGGATTTGCTGTTGGACAGATAGTAGGTCATATGGTTCAGTGGGGAATTAACCTTTCAAACTTTATGACAGTAACAGTTCCTCAATTTATAAACGGCATAGTAACCTGGTTCTCACAGCTACCCGGAAAAATATGGGAATGGCTTGTAAATGCATGGAATAACGTAATTCAATGGGGAACTAATACATACAACAGTGCCGTTGAGTGGATAAGTAAGACAGTAGACGGTATAATCAACTATTTCAGTCAGCTTCCAGAAAAAATGTGGAACTGGTTGTCGAATGCAGCAAATAAAATTGTTCAATGGGGACTGGAGCTTTGGAACAAAGGAAAAGACGCCGCAGGAAAACTTGTCAGTGCAGTAGTTGAAGGTGTTAGTTCACTTCCTGGCAAAATGCTTGATATCGGAAAAAATATTGTTGAGGGAATCTGGAATGGAATAACAGGAATGGGAAACTGGCTCAAGGATAAGATATTTAGTTTTGCAGATGGCTTTTTGGGCGGTCTTATGAGTGCATTTGGAATACATTCACCGTCTAGACTTATGCGAGATCTTATCGGTAAAAACCTTGCTGCCGGTATCGGTGTTGGTATTGAAGAAAACAGCGAACTTGCATTAAAGCCTCTTAGTCAGCTGCAGAGAGAAATGACATCGTCATTTACACCAGATGTTAATGCAACAGTATCAAGGGCTCTATCTATGGATAGTAAGGCAGTAATAGAAATCCATAATACTGTTCCACTTGATGGTAAGCCAATCTATCAGAATATTGAACGCAGGATGACAAAGGTACAGCATTCTAAACTGGTATTTAAGGGGGTATAGATATGTACTATATTTCACTGGATGATGTTACATCAGTTCAGATGGGACTTGCTGTAACAAAACGACCGGAGTTTCCAGCTCCGGTTAAAAACTACAAAGAATACAGTATTCCGGGCAGAAACGGGAAACTTTATGAAGACATGGGCACATATGAAGATATACAGTTTGAAATCGAAATGAACTATATTTCTTCTGAATACCAGTGGGGTATTAAATGGCACGAGGTTAAAAGATGGCTGTTTAAAAGCGGACATAAAAGACTATCGTTCAGTGACTGCCCTGATATTTACTACCGTATAAAAAGAATAGAACTCAGTTCAAATGAACGCAGAGTGATAGAGAGCGGAGAGTTTACAGTTACCGTCACATGCGACGTTTATGCTTATCTTAAGACAGGTTTAAGAGAATACGATATAGAGGATATTCTTTTAAACCGCCATGACGAAGCCGAACCTGTATATATCTTAAAAGGTGAAGGAACATGTATTTTAAATGTTAACGGGAATGAGTGTAAATGCAATGTCGGTCAAAACCTTACAATAGATACTGTTTTAAAGGTGTCATACCGGGAAGACGGCACTTTACAAAACAGTGCTATCAATGCTGATTATGATGCTCTTATACTTGTAGAAGGAAAAAACAGTATTACAATAACAGAAGGATTTGAACTTAAAATAATACCAAACTGGAGGTACTTATAATGATACAGGTTTACAGCCCTGAAAATGAAAACTATGATATGAATGGTGATGCGGTCATTGAAACAGAAAGCTGCGAAATTGAGTTTGAGATGAACAGTGCATGGGAGCTTGAACTAACTGCACCATCTGAAAAAAATAAAGAGATACTCGTATATGAAGCAGTGATAAAAGTACCTACACCATATGGAAAACAGCTTTACCGTATCTATAATGTGCAGAAAGATGATGACAGTATTACAGCATCTGCAAGACCTGTATTCATGGATGCAAAAGATGAAGTAATGGTGTGGGATACAAGACCGACAAAGGCTGATGGGCAGGGAGCTATGGATTCTATATTCGATCCTGAGGGGAAGTATCATGGCCATTCAGATATAAAACTAGTTTCAACTGCATACTGGCAGCAGAAAAATGCTGTTGAATGTCTAATGAGTGATGATGAGAACTCATTTCTTAACAGATGGGGAGGGGAAATTTATTTTGATAATTTTGATATCTACATAAACGAAAGAATTGGAAGCGATAATGGTCTGCGTGCTGAGTTTGGTTTCAATCTTACCGGTGTAGAAGAGAAAGTAGATATGAGCGAAGTAGTTACGATGATATTTCCTAAAGCGTACAACGGATATATGCTTCCAGATAACGAAAGCATAAACAGTCCACTCCTAAATAACTATCAGAAAAAATACAAACGGATAATTGAATATCCTGATATTAAATTATCTGCCGATGTTCAGGAAGGTGATGAGTTAAATGGTGTTATGGTATGCGATACACTGGAAGAACTATATTCAGCACTGAGAGAAAGAGCTGCAGAAGAGTATGAAGCGGGCATTGACCTTCCGAAGATTGCCTACAATGTTAGTATGATAGATCTCTCAAGAACTGATGAATATAAAGAGTATATTGGACTATTGAAAGTGGTATTGGGTGATAACGTTCATGTGAAACATCGAAAACTTGGTGTCGTTACGAATGCAAGAGTGATTAAAATGACCTATGACTGTATAACCGAAAAAGTAGAAAGTCTGACGCTGGGAGATTATGAATCAAGCTATATTAATGATACAACGTCCATTATTTCTTCTGTTACAAATGCGATAAGTCCCGGAGGTACAGTTATAGCAGAAAAGATAAAAGGTGTAATAGATTTGCTTAATACATCACTAAGAGCGCAGAAAGACATTGCAAAAAAGCAGGATGTAAGAGCAATTCTGTTCGAGGACTTAGATGAAGAAAGCTCAACTTTTGGTGCACTCTGCATAGGGACTCAGGGAATTCAAATATCAAAAAAGAGAAACGAGACTGATACTGACTGGAAATGGGGAACGGCTATAAACTTTGAAAGTATAGTTGCTGACTACATAATTACTGGTATTCTAAGTGACAGGAAGGGCAACAGTTACTGGGATATGGATAGAGGAGAGCTTGTAACAAGATATATGAAAGCAACTGACGCTGAGTTTTCAGGTACCGTAAAAGGTTCTAAAATCGAAGGCGGAGAAATAAACGGAAGCAGTATATCTACAAATAAGGATATTACGATAGGAAGAAATATATATTTTGCCGGCAATGGTGATTATGCCGCAATAATGGGTGGAAATACAGTGCTTAGATTTTTATCTTCAAATCCTCCTACTACTTCTGTAGACGGAACTAATATTCAGCTGTTGGCTTCAAATCATATTTTTCTTAGTGGTTCGAGTATTTCTTCATCAGTTCCAATAAATGTCGGATCCGACATACGTTTAAAGAAAAATATCGATGATATAGATATATCCGCCCTTGTTGATGAAATAAAAATAAAAAGCTTTGATTATATAGGAAAAAGAAATAATGTTGTTGGTGTAATCGCAGATGATTTGAAAGACAGCAGATTTGCTGAGTACCTGATTACAAAAGATAAGGATGGTTATTTGTCTGTAGATTATAATGCATTAGCAATGGCGTGCATTCAGAAGGTACAGAAACTTGATAAAAAAATAGAACTTTTAGAATCGGAATTAGTAAAAATGAAAAGTTTGGAGGTGGATAATCTTGGAAATAAAGATAAAAAGAAAGGAAGCCACGATAAGCAGTGACACTATAGAAATACCGGCACAGGGCAGTGCAAATATTCCGGTTATTTTGGAAAAAGATTCATCGTACAGCAATTATATAAAAGAAGTCCACTGTGGATATTATTTAAATGGCGTATACTGCAAGGTTATACTGCCTATAGAAAACGAAAAATATCTAATACCGCTTGAAGCCTTTAAATCCAGTGGTCCATTATATCTTGCAGTTGCACTTGTGAATGGCAAAGAAATAATAAAAACCAATCAGATTAACTTTGTAGTAAGAGCTGCTCCAAACGGAAAAGTGATACTGCCTACAGAAAACGAATGGCATATCCTTGTAAAAAATTATATGGACAGTTTGTTTGATAATGATTACGGAGACCGATTTGATGAGATAGGTACAAATCTTGAGGAACTGGCAGCAGAGGCAGAAAAACAGCAGAATAAGGCAGCTGAACAACAGACTGCTTTAGATAATAAGCTCAATGAATTATCTTCGTTGGAAGAAACTGTAAGTAAGAATGAAACAGTTCGTCAAAAAAATGAAACGAAGAGACAAAATGATACCGCAGATGCAGTAAAAAAATGCAATGATACAGTTGATGAAATAAATACCAAGCTTGAAAACGGTGATTTTATCGGTGCGGTTGGTGCAACCCCTAAAATTTCTATTGGAAATGTAACGACCGGCAATCCTGGTATAACAATACATGGAACACCTGAAGCTCCCGTACTGGATTTTACGATGCCGAGTGCCGGTGATCTAAGCTATGCAACTGATGCAGATATTGATGAAATGATTGTTGAAGTTTTTGGTTAGGAGGCACATATGATCAATTATATTGATATCTTTTTAAAAGCTGATCATTCTACTATAACTTCACGAAAGGTTGCGAACCAGTATGATAATGAAGTTACTGTCATTCGATTTTTAAATGATGATTTATTTAAAAATGATTATAAACATGATCTTAAAATTGCATATAAGGGCAAGACAATAAAAGAGGTTCCGTTACATGGAAACTCTTTTATTATAACTGAGGACCTGACTGCTAATGCTGGGGTATATACATGCACCATGATTGTCAGAGACAGCAAAGGACGAAGACGGGTAATGAATCCGTTTAAACTTGAAATAAATCAGGCTATGTTTACTAAGGATGTCGAAGAACTCCCTGTTGATCCGAATTTAGAATTTTTATATGACAAGATGCTTAATGCAGTAGAAGATTTGGAGAAAAGAGTAAACAACGGGGAGTTCGATGGATTTAGTCCAGTTGTAGATGTAGTAGAGGATAATGTTGAAACTTACAAATTAAAAGTAACTGACAGATACAAAGAAATTATAACTCCAAATTTGAGACCAAGCTATAACTTCGCAAATGATGAAGATATAGATAATATTATAGAAAATATTCGAGGAGGAAGATAAAAAAATGAGTAAAATTATTACAACTGATAATCTGCTTGATTTTGGACAGCAGTTAGCTGCTAAAGAGGATTTACTGCTTAACGGCAAAGTTGATAAGGTAGATGGGAAACAGCTGTCTACAAATGATTATACAACTGCCGAAAAGAATAAATTAGCTTCTCTTAATAATTATACACACCCAACGGGCGATGGTAATATGCATGTTCCAGCGACGGGAACAACAAATAACGGCAAAGTTTTAAAAGCTGGTGCTGCCGCTGGCTCTATTGCCTGGGGGAATGTAACAAAAAGCGAAGTGGGACTTGGTAACGTAGACAATACAAGCGATTTAAACAAACCTGTTTCTACTGCTACACAAAACGCTTTAGATAATAAAGCTAACAAAACACATCAACATGGTAATGCGGATATTACGGGTATTGATGCTGGAAAAATTATAAGCGGTGTTATTGATATCGAAAGAATACCAAAAGGGGCATTGGAACGATGTATAGTTGTTGCTGATGATACCGCACGTAAAGCCTTAACCACTGCAACAGTACAAGTTGGCGATACGGTTAAGGTCACTGCTACGGGTCTGATGTATTTCGTTGTAGATGATACAAAATTATCTACTGATGAGGGATATGAGGTTTATACTGCTGGTGCTGCTACAAGTGTGCCTTGGAGCGGTGTTACGGGGAAACCGAGTACATTTCCACCAAGTACACATACGCATGATGACCGTTATTACACAGAAGCCGAAATGAATACTAAGCTGGCAGCCAAGGTTGATGTAGTCAGCGGTAAAGGGCTTAGTACAAATGATTATACAACTGCTGAAAAAAATAAATTAGCATCTCTTAATAACTATACTCACCCGTCCTATACAAGCCGTGCAAGCGGATTATATAAGATTGTTGTAGATGCAACGGGACATATCAGCCAAGTTGCTGCGGTTACCAAAGCAGATATTACAGCTTTAGGCATTCCCGCACAAGATACAACTTACGGTTTAGCCAGTTCTACCGCAAACGGTTTAATGAGCAAAGAAGATAAAACAAAGTTAGATGGTATGAGTTATGCTACTGATTCAGATATCGATGCTATAATTACAGAAATTTTCGGGTAGGTGAATAATATGGACGATAAAATTATAAGTACACTCAAATTAAAACGTGCTTTAAATTCACTGAAATCTAAATTCATTTCAACTAAAGGCGGTACTATGGAGGGTGACTTTAATATAGATGCTCTTTACTTTAAAATTAATACTGCCAGTGGATATAAACAGGCATTTGGGACTGTACGAGGTGGTTTATTGGCATTGGGGTCTGACGAATTGCCCGCAGCTTTGTATGGTTATGATAAGAATCAAAAGCCGCAATGGGTATACAAAGAAGGAACAAGTTATGTATTTAAAGATTTAGCACTTAAAGATGATATTTACCCTGTTGGCGCTATTTATATGAGTGTGAGTTCAACTTCGCCCGCGTCTTTATTTGGTGGTACATGGGAGCGTATAAAAGGGTATACACCAGCTGGTATCAATGAGGAAGATGATGATACAAACACAAAAACTAGTTTTAACCAAAGTGCAGGTAAAACAATTGGTAGTAAGTGGTTGCAAAAGCACCAACATATGTATTGGAACAGTGACGGACGTAGAAATAATGGTGCGGGTACAGATTGGAACTATCAGGGGGTAGATGTTTCAAAGTTTAGTAATGGAACTGGTTATACTGGTGATGGTGATGCACAAAATATACAACCTACGATACTAGTATATATGTGGAAACGTATTTCATAAAGGAGTATAAACATGAGAGTTTTTAATGAAGATAAAACACAGGAATTAAAAGAATATGATTTAAATAAAGGACATTTAGAACTGGATAAATTATTTGTGAAGCACCATGAAGCTGCAGAAGAAATTAAGGAGCAATGGCACTACGAAACTATTGCGGAATATCCAAACGGTGGTAAGGATGTTGAAAAAATAATTGACGTTCCTTATCAAGCTCCTCAAGAAGAGTATGACGAATATGAAGATATTTATGTTTATATTCCTTATACTGATGAAGAACTTGAAGAATTGAATAAACCAAGTGAATTAGAAATATTAAAACGAGAACAGGAAGTAACCGCACAAGCGGTTCAAGATTTAATTTTAACAATTATGGGTGGTGAGTAAAATGGCGAATTTTTTAGTTTACAGAATCTTAGATGAAAAATTAACGTATGACAAAGTACCTCAAGCATTAAAAGAGGAAGTTAAAAAAATCTTAATCGAGTTAGGGCATGAAGAATTAGTGCACTAATCTGCTGATTCGATGACAACTGTATTCAATAAAATTTTAATTGAAGGTGAGGAAAATGAAAAAAATGGAAAAAGTATTTAATAGTACTGTAGCTGTTGTGGCTACTTTTTTTACGTATTTATTCGGGGGCTGGGATGCAGCAATTGGTATTTTAATTGTATTTATGTGTTTAGATTATGCGACTGGTGTAATCGTTGCCTACCAAAACAATCTGTTAGACAGTGAAGTTGGATTTAAAGGACTTGTAAAGAAATTTATGATCCTTGTCATCTTAATTGTAGCAGTGATGTTAGATAGATTAATGAATACTGGCACATGGGTATTTCGTACACTTGTGTGTTACTTCTACATCGCAAATGAGGGAATTTCTTTATTAGAAAACGTTTCTAATTTAGGAGTAAAAATCCCTGATAAATTAAAAGATGCATTAGTGCAGCTGAATAAAGATGAAAGTGAGGAAGAATAACATGGAAATCAAACAAAACTTTTTAGTAAACAATGAATGTTATAAAGCAGGCAGAACTATTAAAGTTACAAAGTTAATGGTTCACTCTACTGCGTGTCCTAATGTGTCTGCTGCTGGTTTTGCAAAAGCATGGAATACTCCAAGACCTGCTGATAGACAGGTATGTGTTCATGCTTTTGTAGATGACAAAGAGGTTATTCAAACATTGCCATGGAATCATAGAGGTTGGCACTGCGGTGGTTCAGGTAATGATAATATGATTGGTGTTGAAATGTGTGAACCTGCTGATTATTCAGATAAAGCGTATTTTGATGCTGCTATTAAAAATATGATTGAGTTATATGCTCATTTATGTAAAGAGTATGGATTAAATGCTAATGACATTATTTCACATAAAGAAGGTCATTCACAGGGTGTTGCTTCTAATCACGGTGATCCAGATCACTGGTGGAAGTTTGTAGGATATACAATGAATGATTTCAGAGCTGATGTTGCTAATTATATTGCAAATGGTAATGTAGATGTTAGTTATGGTAATACTGTAAAACCTATTCAACCACAAACCAGTGAGGGATATACAACTGGTAAGACTTATACATTACAAACTGAACTGAAAGTCAGAACAGGAGCTGGTACAAACTATAGAGCTAAATCTCACAGTGAATTAACTGTAGACGGTAGAAAACATGATGCTGATGGAGATGGGGCTTTAGATAAAGGTACTAGAGTTTCATGCTTAGAAGTTGCAAAAAATGGTGATGATATTTGGATCAGAACACCATCAGGATGGTTAGCAGCTTATTACAATGGTAATAGATATATCTCTGGTGAGGCTGTTTCTGGTGGTTCTTCTACAAGTCAAAATAAGCCTTCTAGTGCATCAAAACCATTAGGTACTTATAAAGTTACCGCTAGTGCTTTAAAAGTCCGCACAGGAGCAGGAACTAACTATAGACAAAAATCCAGAAGTGAATTAACTGCTGATGCTAGAAAACATGCAAACGCTAATGGTTTTTTATTAAAAGGTACACGAGTTACCGTTAAAGAATGGAAAAATGGATTTGCACGTATTCCATCAGGTTGGGTATCAGGTGACTATTTAAAGAAAGTGTAAGGTGCAATTATATGAAACGTATAGAAATATCAATTTTAGCTATTCTAGCGCTATTATCACTATTACTAGGAATTGCCCTGGTACAAGAGAAACAAGCCACTAGAAACCTAAAAATCAACGTAGAACTAACAAAGCAGGAATTACAAGAGACTCGAGACGATAGAGATTATTATAAATCTCAATACCAGAAATACTACGAGCTATCCGAAGAACTCCAAAATCAATTAGGCGTTTACTGTGAATAGAATCTATCTAAAACACGGTGCTGAAGATGTTCATGGTAGCAAATTAAATACCCGAATAGAATACATCCTTATATATAAGGGACTAGTTCATAGTATAATAACTTCTGGATATGGCAAAAAAATATATATCAATAATAAATATTTAAAAATATAACCTAACTCATTTTTTTGAGTTAGGTTTTTTTGCTTTTTCAATTGTTTCGATCATTGCTTTACGAAATACTTCACTTTGTGTAATTCCCAGTGTCTTACACGCTTCTTTAAATTCATGTACAAATTCTTTCTTGTATTTGGCATTTACAAAAGCCATATTTTTTTTGTCGTATTTTTCCTGTGGGCGT